TTTGGTTGGCGATTATAAGATTGCTACAGGTCAGTTTTATCGAATCATAGGAAGTGCCTTAAATGATGGAGTCTATAAGTATGGCGAGGAAGGATTGACAGATGAAACCTTTGAAGGTGCAATCTGGCTGATGGCTGTTCCAAAGGATGTAAGGATGCTCGTCACAGAAATAAAGATGTGGCAGGAAAAGTATGGCAACCTTGATTCAGAGAATATGAGTCCATTCCAGAGCGAAAGTTTTGGTGGATATTCCTATTCAAAAGCAAGTGGAAGTTCAGCATCAGCATCATCCGTACCAACTTGGCAATCAGTATTTGCTGATAGGTTAGGGAGGTATAAAAAGCTATGAGTTTATTAGATAAAGCATTTGAGAGTTATATCATCCTTAATGCACAGAAGGTTGATGACGGATATGGCGGTACTGTTACAACATGGACAGAAGGTGCAAAGATTCAATGTGCCATGCAGTTCAATAATTCGATTGAGGCGAAGATAGCTGATGCGCAGGGTGTTTCATCGGTCTATACGTTAACCACAAGAAAGAACGTGACATTACAGTATCATGATGTGTTGCGAAGAGTGAGAGATGGGAAGATATTCAGAGTTACTTCTGATGGCGATGACCTATACACTCCAGAGAGCGCAAGTCTTGATATGAGAAATGTATCTGCCGAAGAGTTTGTTTTACCGCAGTAATATGATATAATAAAGGCATGAAAAATTATTGTGTTTATTGTCATACAAACAAAATAAATGGTAAGAAATATATAGGGATAACAAGCCAAAAGCCAGAATATAGGTGGAAGAATGGCGAGGGATACCGAAATAATATATATTTTTACCGAGCCATCCAAAAAGATGGGTGGCATAATTTCACACATGAAATATTATATACGAATCTGAAAAAGGAAGATGCCGAAAAATTAGAAATAAGACTTATCGAAGAATATGAAACAAGGTTTAATCAAAAAGGATACAACATTGAATCTGGTGGGAATGTAAAAAAAGATATTTCTTTAGAAACACGAAAGAAAATAAGTGAAAAGAAAAAAGGATTTAAACATTCTGATGAAACAAAGAAAAAGATAAGTCAAGCAAAGAAAGGCAAAGAAAGCCCTTTAAGAGGAAAGAAGATGTCGGAAGAAGCTATTAAGATAAATAGCATCTCACATATTGGTCAAAAGGCATGGAACAAGGGCAGACCCTGGACAGATGAAGAAAAAGCAAAATGTGGAGGCAAAGCAGTTATGTGTGTTGAACTTAACAAAGTATATAGAACAGCACATGAGGCAGGGAAAGACCTTAATTTGGATTTTTCAAGTATATGTAAATGTGTAAAAGGTAAAGCAAACACAGTTGGTGGATACCATTGGATATCCGCAGAGGAATGGGAGTTACCAAATGGATAAAGAACAAGCATTAAATAGCTTTTGGAATAGTTTTGATGTTCCTGCATATGATAACCATACAGTTCCCACAGATGAAGAAATGAGAAACATGGGGATAACTCCATTTCCAAGAATAACCTATGATGTTACTGTAAATGAATTTGGAACACCAACCTCATTATATGGCTCAATTTGGGCGAAAGACACAGGATGGGGCAATATTACCAACATTGCTCACAAAATCGATTCTCGCCTGTCTGAAGGTGGTCAGATGGTGTCTTATGATGGTGGTGTTTTATGGATAAAGAAGGGGAATCCATTCCAACAGAGAATGGGAGACCCAGATGATACTATTAGACGAATTATAATCAATATAGAAGTAGAATATTTGGAGGGCAAAAGATGATTTTTACAAAGATTCCAGAGGATACATTTAAAAATATTCAGCTTAATGCAGGTATTATTTGCGACAGTTTTAATCCGCAGACAAGACAGGTAGGCAATCTGTTAGGAGCAACAACAGGGGATATATCCTTTACTGCCGACCCAACCTTTGAGGATTTCGGAGAAGATATAAATAACTGTCCAAAGAATACTCTTGAACTGAAGAAGCTTACAGAGTGGGCTGTTGCTCTTTCTACAACTTTCGTTACTCTGACTACAGGTCTTGCAAAGAAACTTATCGGAGCAGGTGATATCAGCGGTTCAAAGATAGTTCCAAGAAATGATATTCTCGCAACTGATTTTGAGGATATATGGTGGATTGGAGATTATTCAGATAAGAATACAGGCGAGGATGCAGGATTCTGTGCAATACATATGATGAATGTTCTCAACACAGGAGGATTCCACCTTACATCAACTGATAAGGGAAAAGGTAATTTCGAATGTAATTTCGAGGCTCATTATTCGATGAATGCGCAGGATACAGTACCATTTGAAGTATACGTTGTACAGGGCGGTTCATCTACTCTTGGAAGTATCCTTTTCAACACTCACACACTTGAGGTTGAGGCAGAAGGCACGGCAACTATTCGTGCATCGGTTGAACCATCTAATGTGGAAATCACATGGACAACAAGCGATAGTTCAGTTGCGACAGTTTCAAATGGAGTTGTAACAGGAGTTGCAGAAGGAAATGCCATCATAACAGGTTCTATCACAGTTGATGGAGTAACTTATGATGATACTTGCACAGTAATAGTAACAGGAGCAGAGGGATAATATATGAAAAAGCTATCAGAGTTTAAAGATGATGAGGCTATGGATGTTCTGGCTGAAATACTAGAACCTGCATACAACCTTATAAAAGATAATGATTTCAAAGTAGCGATGAGGGGCGATAAGGAAAAGGGAATCCTTCCAAATCGATTAGAGGCGGTTAAGGTGGCTATCACAAAACACAGAAAAGATGTAGTTAAGATGATGGCGGTGCTTAATGAAACACCTGTTGAGAAGTTTCATTATACTCTTCTTACCCTGCCAACCATGATGCTTGAAATGCTTAATGATAAGGAATTGATACATTTTTTTTCCTACAAGAGCGAGACGGATTTAGAGACACCTTCTGGCTCTGCTATGGAGAATATAGAGGAAAGCCAAAGCATTTCTTAAACTATGTCATAGCAAAGTATAATAGCCATGTAGAAGACGATATATTCAGACACTACATGGCTAATATAATATATTGGCAAGGGCAAGGCAAAACTCTGATACAGACTTATGATGAATACAGGCATCCGAAACCTGCTGATAATAGAACAGGCGATGAGATTGCTGTGGACATCATAAATAAATTAGGATTAAGATTGGAGTAATGATATGGATGTATTTGATTTATTAGCAAAACTATCATTAGACCAAAGCGAATATGAGCAAGGACTAAAATCGGCAAAGGGAAGTGCGGAATCCTTTGGAGGAATCTTTGGGAAAATAGCAAGCGGAATAGGAACGGCAACAAAAGTAGTCGCAGGAGCAGTTACAACGGTTGCAACAGGTGTAGGAGCTTTAACCGCAAGTGCGGTTAAACAATATGCGAATTATGAACAGCTTGTAGGTGGTGTGGAGACACTATTCGGCACAGGTGGACAAGAACTTGACGAGTATATTGAAAATTACGATGGCTCTATTGAGAAGGCGAAACAAAGTTATGCAAAGCTTGAAAACGCACAATCATCAATGATTGATAAAGCATCTAACGCATATAAGACAGCAGGAATGTCGGCAAACGAGTACATGGAGACAGTTACGTCATTTTCGGCATCACTTATCCAATCTTTAGATGGTGACACAGAAAAGGCTGTTGATTATGCCGATAAGGCTATTACGGATATGTCCGATAACGCAAATAAGATGGGAACGGATATTGAATCAATCCAGAATGCTTATCAAGGATTTGCAAAGCAGAATTACACGATGCTAGACAACCTCAAGTTAGGCTATGGTGGAACAAAATCAGAAATGGAAAGGCTTATAGAGGATGCTGATGCTTTGAGTGATTCTTTTACTGCTCAAAGGGATGAGGCAGGAAACCTTACAATGAGCTATTCTGACATTGTAGATGCTATCCATATTGTACAAGATAATATGGGAATAACAGGAACAACAGCAAAAGAAGCATCCACAACAATAGAGGGTTCTTTAAACCAGATGAAAGCGTCATGGACTAATCTTATTACAGGGATAGCAGATGAAAATGCAAATCTTGACGAATTGTCACAGAACTTAATCGACTCCTTGGTGGGATATGTCGATGAAGAAGGAAATGAAATAAATGGCTTTATAGACAATATAATTCCTGTTGCGGAAACTGCGTTATCAAGCATAGGTACACTTGTTACGGAATTAGTACCAGAGGCATTAGAGTTAATCCCTACTTTAATCACGGAATTTTTACCAGATATTATAGAATCGGCTCAATTACTAATTACAGGTTTAGTTACATCAATGAGCGAAAATATTGATAGTGTTACAAGTATCGCAACGGATTTGATGAATACCTTAATTTATACCATTACACAAGTATTACCTAATCTTATTGATATGGGTAGCCAAATTATTACAAACCTACTTAATGGAATATCAAAAAACTCTGAAAATTTAGTAAATGGGGCTGTAGAAATTATAACCTCTCTTATTACGCTTATAACGGAAAACTTACCATTACTAGTTGATGTGGGGGTGCAGATACTTGAACAGTTAGCAACAGGCATTGGGAACAGCTTGCCTACATTGATACCAACAATTGTTTCGGTAGTCTTACAGATTACGCAGACATTGATTGAACACCTTCCAGAACTTATCCAAGCAGGATTATCGATTGCGATGGGTTTGATAGAAGGACTAACAGAGGCTATTCCATTGATTGTGAATGAACTGCCGACTATTATAGATGCGGTGGTTTCAGCACTTATCGACAGCGCAGATTTAATTCTTAATGGTGCGCTTCAGATGTTCATGGCTATTGTGGATGCAATTCCAGATATAATTGATGCGGTAGTCAATGCCTTACCACAGATTATTGACAGTATTGTCAGATTTTTGACAGGAGACGGATTGCCAAAGATTCTGAACGGAGCGATTCAGATGCTTATGGGTATCATACAGGCTATTCCAACCATAGTATCAAGCCTTGCATCAGCATTGCCATCTATCATATCAACTTTGGTTACGTTTTTTATAAATTCCGTACCGCAGATTTTATCGGCAGGAGTGCAGTTATTAGGTGGCTTGTTAAGTGCAATTCCACAGATTATATCAAAACTTGCAAGTGCAGTTCCATCAATAGTAACATCAATAGCATCGGCATTGAAAAGTGGTGTAAGCCAGATTGCAAATGTCGGCAGATATCTGTTAGAAGGACTATGGAGCGGTATATCTGATAAGGCAACATGGATATATAACCAGATAACAAGCCTTGGCTCTGGAATCATAAACAGGATAAAAAGCATCTTCAAGATAGCATCTCCATCGAAGGTATTCTATGAAATAGGTGGATATCTTGGAGAAGGTCTTGGACTTGGTTGGCAAGATTCTATGGAAGAGGTCAATAAGCAGATTGGAAAGGATTTGAATTATAAGGGAAACATCGAAGTTGGAACAACAGTTAAGGATACTACTACTGCTGTTGCAGGAAAAAGCCTATCAGATTCAGACCTTGACAAATTATTGAGCAATTTATCAATCAACCTATATAATACCACAGAAATAGATGGACAGGCTATCAAGAAGGACAGCTACAAATATACAGTAACAAGAATGGGCGATGAGACTAGAGCAGTTAAGGTAGCAATGGGAGGATTCTAATGAATATAACATATAACAACACAACACCCGAAGATTGGGATGCGTGGCTTGCTACAAGACCTGTGATTACTCCATCAGAACTAGAAGTTGATAGATATTCAGTTGCAGGAAGAAATGGAGAGTTGATTGGAAACTATCAGACAAGAGGTAATGCAAAAATAACATTCAAGCTCCATCAAAAGAGAAATCCAAACAATCTTGAGAAGGTTGTAGCATGGTTAAGAGTGCCACATGGTAAGCTTATTATGTCGGATGATGCGAATTTTTATTATGAGCCTGTACTATGCAAAACAAATTCTTATGAGAATAAGGCAGACACATACAAGAGGATAGAAGTAGAATTGGAAGTCTATCCATTTAAGTATAGAGTTGTACCGACTTACAACAATACAACTATCAATGCCAATACTGTAACCACCTTATCAGTTGATTCGGATACTTGCGAACCGATTTATACTGTGACTTTGGCATCTGGGCAAACAAGCGGAAGTTTTACTGTAAATGATAATACATTCACAGTTTATGGGAATTGTACTATTGATACCAGACGTAAGATAGCATATGACAGGTTTGGAAATGTATCAGTAAGTGGGGATTACGATGGCATCAAAATGAATTATGGAAATAATGTAGTGGAAACAGGAAACGTAAGCATACAGGTTAATTCAAGGGATGGTTATATCATATGATTTGTATATATGAGAAAACAACTTCAGATTTTAATAATAATGGCTTGGGTACTCTCGAACCTATCGAGTGTACTTTCAAGCCTGTAATAAATGGTGTGTGGAGTCTGGAAATGACCTTGCCATATGATGCAGAAGGCAAGAGTCAGCTAATCGCAAATGATAGGATTCTGAAAGTAACAGATATAGATTGTATTTCAGAACAGACATCGAATAATCAGCTGTTTAGGATATATGATTATAAGAAAGAGGATAACTTTGTATCTGTGATTGCTTATCCTATCGGTCTTGATGCCAGATTCGACACATTTGTGGATTCGGTCAAGATGAACTACAAAAATGCATCACAAGCCATAGCACAGATGAACGGCTTATCAAGTAAGTATACTGTAAGCGGTAGTGGGTATGATGCAACAGTAAAGAGTGCGGAATATGCCAATGCAAATCTAATCTCTATTCTGAATGGCGATAATGGCTTCGTGCAGGTATGGGATGGCGAGATTTGCTATGACAATTACAATATCCGAGTAAATCACAGACTTGGTTCAAGCAGTAATCCTTTGGATGTAAGATATGGCAAGAATATCACAGGTATGTCTTATGATATGGATGCATCAAATATAATCACACAGCTTTATCCTAAATCAAAGGACAACTACCCACTTAATATCAATAATAGGAACTATGTAAATGCTTCTAATTTTGCTGATTATCCTATACCTCATATGTATTACATACAAGCACCTTTTAATCTGGTTCAGTTATCAAATGATGGTTCAGAGGAATATCTGATGTCAGCAGATGTGTTTGACCATATAAAAACACTTACGGCAGAGTGGCTAAATAAAGCCTTATCACAGGACGAGATATATGGTGGACTTCTCAAGGAAATCGAACTTGATTGGATAAATAATAACTATGACCTCACTATGATACATGACGGAGTGCAGGGAATAGTTGAGTATCTATGGAGAAAGCTGATAGGCAATAGCCATGCAAATATAACGCATGGTGCTGTCCAGAGCCTTATATATAACGCTATGAAAGCAGGATTTGACGATGTTCTGAAGAATAGCGACAGTGGTTACTATATCGGTTCGACTTCAAAGAAGCTGATGGATACAGGATTCGGAACGCAGTTTTACTCTTACGAATGGGATGTTGCAGGACAATACAGAGTGACACCAGATGGCGAAGGCTATGTGTGGGTTTATGCATCTTCCAAATGGAATCAGCTTAATACCAATGGCGAAACTACAGGTGCAACTGATAAAACAAAATGGAAGAGGTACAAGGTCAAAGGCAAGACCTACAAGAGATACGGAAACAAGAAGAAGAATAGGTATCTCAAGAGCCAATGGTGGAAGATAAATGATGTCTGGTATTGGTTCGACTCGAACGGAAAGAGCATCAAAGGAAGTGCCTTAAATTCCATGTATTACGAGTATTTCGAAGATGCCGAGATAATGTTAGATGGAGTTCAACAGACTATTTATGACATTTTATCGGATGTTTGTAGTAATAGTGAGAGTCAGCTGGTAGGACTCCTAAATAATCAGATGGAGCAGTATTGCTTAAATCTTTTCGAGAACGAGAAGCTGTCCTACCCTACTGTAAAGCTTGATATAAACATGGTAGACCTATCACAGACCACAGAATATAAGGATTTTCAGAGCCTTGAGAGAATCCATCTTGGCGATTCAGTTAAGGTGTTTAATCCGAGGTTGGGGATAGAATCAACAGTAAGAGTTATCGGTCTTACATATGATGTCCTGCGGAAGATGAATACAGAAATTCAGATAGGAGTAACCGAGACTTCAGTTATAAATCTATTAAACAATATTGGCAAGGGTTCGAACGAGGTTAGATACGTTGCAGGAGATGGTATAACGATAGAGAATAACACTATTTCTGTTATACCACCTACGAAGCCTTATCTTGAGGATGTTATCTTAAACGGAGAATCAGTAGTCAGAAACCATAAGGCATATATTGACCTTGATGCATTGGGTATAGATGAAAGTGTTCATGTGTTATTCGGAACAGAAGAGCCTACTTCAGATGATGGAGAGGACAATGATATATATGTTAAGTTGAAGCCGAGTCTTACACCACAGGACTTGGAACTGATAACAGAAAGTGTGTGGGAACAGTTATCAATAAGCAGAGATACCGACTTAACATACGATATCGAACTTGGAGCAACTTCAAATCCGACAGATGAATTTGTGGCATATAAGATTAAAGGGATAAAAGCAGGCAAAACATATACCTTTTCATTCGATGCAAAATTCAGCGAAGGAACAACATTCTATCCAAATTACGAACAGCAAGGTGAACTGACAGGAGAATGCATAGTCGGAATTACATTCCAAGAACAATCGCATTATTATAATGATATGCCTGCCCACCCAAACGAGTACAACGAAGAATACCGATATATGTCATTTTACCGAGACACCACACAGCATCATTATGAGAACACATTTGTTGCAACTTCCGACACGATGTACATGATAGCAGAGTTTAATGGAGTGGTTGACGGACATTATAACACATTAGAATTAACCGACTTATCTATCAGAGAATATGAAATAGAAAAAGTTTATTTCAAATATGAAGATGATTGGATGAAAGCAGGAGCAACAGCAAACCCAAGTAACCCTGCCACAGCAAACTTAACAAAGATAAAAATAGACGGAATCGTTTACAACATCAGCGGAGGAGGCGGTGGTGGTTCATCGGTTATTTATGGAACATCCACACCAACAGTTTCCCAAGGCACAGATGGCGCATTATATATGCAAGTCGATAATAAATATCTTATATTTGATGGAACGGCAACAACTCAAAGATGGATTGACCCATTGCATTATTCCGTAGATATGGCACATGCAGACAGCATCACTTTGAACTTTAAAGCAGGAACAGATGCGGAACAAACGGAGACCATAAATGTCAGTAGCATAACAAACACTTGTGACCCAACAGACCCCGAATGGGATGGATGCAACAGATGGGCATACGTACCAAACACATCAAATAAAATAGCCATTGGATATAGCACCACAAATCCGACATACGTTTCATTTTTTACAGCAACAAATTATAAGCTAGAATTATATCTTACATATGCAACGATTAGCAACGCATACCAAAGAATAAAAGATATTTTTGGATTCTACAATGGTGGATGGCTGAAATATACACCATTCTACAAATCAGCCGAGTAAGGAGGATGCTATGATTAATCAATTATGGAATTTCATTCAAGTAGCATCAGCAGGGGTAATAACCATAGGTGGTGCAGGAACGATATTTGTAGCACTTTACCGATGGGCAAAGAAGCCAGATGTAAACCGAGACGAGAAATTAAAGGGGCATGACGAGAAATTGGATAACGATAACAGACGATTAAACGAATTGGAGAAGAAGCAAGTGGAAACGGAAGAAGCCATGCAGATTATGATGAAATCCATGCTTGCCTTAATGACTCACGCTATTGATGGAAATCATGTGGAAGAGTTGAAAAAGGCAAGGGATGATATGCAAGAGTATTTAATAAGGAGGTAGAAATATGCCAGAGATAGACCCAATCACAAGAGAAGAAAAACTATGGAGTGGCGAGGATATAGAGCCAATCACAAGAGAGGAAATGTATATCAAGCATATATTCGACAAGACACAGTCCATTCCAAGCAAGCCAATTACAAGGAAAGAGATGCTTTTAGAAAAGGCAGGAGAAGGTGGTGGAAGTGATGTAACCATCAAACAGCTATCAGTAACAGAAAATGGAACATATTCAGAGGAAGGCACAGCATATAGTCCTGTAACCGTAAATGTTCCTGCACCACCAATTCCCGATAATGCTTATCTTTTGAATGAGGTTGAGGGATTACCATCAGACATAGCAACTTTCACAGATGGCTCAACTCTCCCAATGCCAAAACTGCAAGTCGGCATAGAGCCACAGCAAGACCTACACGGATATGATAGTCCGTGGGTTGGGGGTAGTGGGAAGAATAAGTTTGATTCTGATACAGTTTTGAGTGCATTTACTAAAAATAACAATAAATATGTCGGAAAACCCGGTTCTGTTGTTGGTACTTATGTTATAAGCGGTGGTTTTAAAACAAACACACAATATACATTATCATACAAAGCATATAATAATACTTCTACACCATCAAATTTTAGATTTGTCTTTATATATACAGATGGAACAGAAGAAATAATTGGAGGTTTTGTTGATACCACAACAGAAAAAGTTATAGTTGGAACATCGGCAAAAAATAAAACCATTTCAAAAATAACAAGAAATTATGGTGATGGTGCAGAATTTACATTATATGACATACAACTTGAAGAAGGTAGCACAGCAACGTCATATTTGCCCTACTCCAACATCTGCCCTATCAGCGGATGGACAGAGGCGAATGTGGTTGTATCACCTACCACAGATGCGGAAGATGGACAAACCTACAACATCCAATTCAAAGACGGAGATAACCCACTCGCAGTATATGGTGGTACTCTTGATGTGATTAGTGGGAGGTTGACGGTGGATAGAGCGTATGTGGATTTGGGGACACGGACTTGGAGTCAAATAATCAGAAATGGTATTCTCTATTTTTACAATATTATTACAGATATTAAACCTGGCTCAAATGTAGCGTATGCAATCAATTCTCATTATCCAAAATCGGTAGGCACACCATTGGATAATAGCTTTTCGGTGGGGTGGGAATATTTAGGGACTAAAGCATTTTGCATCCGAGATGATAGCTATTCATCTGTACCGGACTTTTCTACTGCTATGAACGGAGTACAGTTAGTCTACGAACTCGCCAATCCTATAACCTACCAACTTACTCCTACTCAAGTGAAGTCGCTTCTTGGTAGCAATAATGTGTGGTGTGATACAGGAGATATAGAAGAATTAGAATATTTCAGCAAGGAGGCATAATATGTGGTACAAAGATAAAAAATGGTGGGCGAAAGCCCTAGAAAGAGCAATCCGAAGCCTTGCACAAGGTATCCTTGTTGGTATCGGAGAATGCGTAGTAATTCAGCAGGTCAACTGGGTTATGGCACTATCAACTGGAGGCTTAATGTTTATAGTATCAATGTTAACAAGCATAGCCTGTGGTCTGCCAGAATATAATGGAGGTTTAGGAGATGAATAGAAAAGAAGTAGTAGACAAAATTAACAGCCTTAAGGGTGAGGATGGTCACAAGTGGATAGTTGATGCATACAACTCTATCAAGCCACTTCCTAGAGGCTATAAGCTCAAGATGAGCGATGCATGGTGCGCTGGAACAGTATCTCTGTAAGGTCGGCATTGAACGTCAGAAAAGGTGCAGGAAACAAAGGAGGAAACGAAAATGAAAATGATTGATGTATCAGAGTTCCAAGGCAAGATTGATTTTAAAAAGGTCAAGGCTGATGGAATAGAGGGAGTCATTATTCGTGCAGGATATGGCAAGGGAAATTCTGATGAATACTTCGTCAGAAACATAAATGGAGCAATCAAAAATAAGCTTCATGTGGGTATCTATTGGTTCTCGTATGCTTATACAGAGGAAATGGCAAGGAGAGAAGCAAGATATTGCAATGACCTCATTCAGACTTACAAGCTTAACATAGACCTGCCTGTATTCTTTGATTGGGAGTATGATTCCATGAGATATGCAAAGGAAAATGGTGCAGAGGTGGACAAGGCTCTTATCGTAGGTATGACAAAGGCATTCTGTGATGAGATTGAGAGTCTTGGATACACAGCAGGGTATTATACTAACCATGATTATTTCAATCAGTTTTACAAGGGAGCATCTTCTCTTAAGAAGTACAAGATATGGTTTGCTGATTATGAGGACGAATACAAGGGTTGCTACATTCAGCAGACTTCTGATAAAGGAGAAGTCAACGGTATCGAAGGAAGTGTAGATACAGACGTTCTATGGGGCAAATTAGAGGCAGAAAAGCCGAAGACAACAAATTCCACAGCCAAGAAGAAAAAGCCTGTTAAAAAGCCTTCTGCGAAGTCAGAGAGGTATATAGTAGGTAATACTTACACCATAGATGTTAGGTCTGCATTGAACGTCAGAACAGGAGCAGGAAAAGACTTCCCATTAGTGGGATATAATAATCTTACAGAAGATGGAAAATCTCATGCGTATGAAACAGGTGCGCTAAAGAACGGAACAAAGGTAACCTGTCTTGAGGTAAAAGAGAACAGCGATAAGGATATCTGGATTCGGATTCCTTCTGGATGGATATGCGCTGTTGACGGAGATAAAACCTTCGTAGTATAATAATGCAAACTGCCAATTACATACTTTTCTCCAAAAATAAGTCATTCAGAAATGAGTGGCTTATTTTTTTATTGAAAATATAAAACTTTTTATAATTTCTTATTGACATATGTTCCGAATAGGTGTATATTTAGTACAGATGGAACACATATGGTACAAATTAAGGAGGTACAGGATATGAATAATGAGGTATATTTCAAGGTTAAGGAAGAAATGAATAGAAGATTTCCTTACCTGCAATTAAGATATAGAAATATGGTAGTTGCGACAGCATTTGCCAAGAATAAGAAACATAAACTCACAGAGGATTGGGTGATGAAGACATTGCTTATGGATGTAGAAGATGGATTTATTACTTATGCGCAAGCTGTTAGTATTCATAAGGATTATTACAAGGCAATCGAAGAGATTAAGAAGAATTTTTAGGAGGATGAAGATATGACAAAGATTAGATTCGTGAGAGAGTATAAGGCATATGATGGAAAAGGAAAGATGTATGATGTGGTTTATGAGAGCAGAGTGAACATCTATTACATCGGTGAGGGTTCATCACAGCATCTTCCAAAGACAGTATTGAAGTATATGGAGCAGGCAAAGGTTAAGATTCAGCATGACAGATGGCATGGTGAGGAGAAGATATACGAAGCATAATAACAGAATCCCTGTAGGTAGGCGGTCAGACCTTCAGAAAGGTGTGAATATGGCAAATTATGATGATACCTATATGAAGAAGGGAAACAGCATCATTAAGTTGAGAATCATCTTCACAGAGGATTCAACAAGGGATACAGAGGCAACATGGAATGGCAGAGTATTCACAGGAGAACATGATGTGGATTTTGATACCAGATATCATGAACTGAAGGAACAGGGATACAAAGAGGCACAGATGCTGAAGGGCAAATATAGCGGAATTACATTTGAGGAGGTGTGATATGGATTATATGAGAGGTTGGGAGATAATTCTCAAAACAATGTGCGAACAGCAGGGTATCTATCCAAAGGATAAAAAGACCTGCGGTGGATATGGATGCTGTGAGCATTGCATCCACAGCTATTATGATTATGGCACTCTGGAATGCAGAAAAGATGAGATGGGTGAAAAGTATTATGATGTATGGGAAGATGATTCTTATGACATAACAGGGATGGAAACAGACCGATATTGCAAATATTATGAGGAATATCCACAGGAGGATTAAAGTAAATGAGTGAATCCCATCCTGTCAAATGACAGGGTGGGAATAAAAGAATATGAAGGAGGATAACATGACAGAGAATGATTACATTGCAGAATATATCAAGGAAAAGAGACCAGAGATTATTTCATCATTAGATTTTATATTCTGGAAAATTGGCAAGTCGGTAGAAGTTGCAGTTAGTGGTATTGTAAATGGTCTTGCAAGTGGTCTTAATAATATATTCATATCAGAGAAGGAGGAACAGGATAATGACATTCAAGGAGATGAGACAGAAGATGGGATTGACGCAAAAGCAGGTGTCTGATATTTACAGAATCCCATATTCAACTGTACAGAAGTGGGAGCATAATATCAATACACCACCAGAGTATATTTTGAAGATGATGTGGGAGTTATATCAGTTAAAAGGCATATCTAATATGATAGGAGGAAAAAATGGATAATGAATTTTTGCTTATGGATAGAATCCAGAAAATTCAACAGATTATCGGGAAATATGGTGAAGAGAATTTTTATATTTCTTTTAGCGGTGGCAAGGATTCCACAGTATTATCTGCCCTTGTTGATATGGCACTTCCAGACAATACAATTCCACGAGTATATGCTAATACAGGCATAGAATACCGTTTAATTGTGGAATTTGTAGAGAGAGAGAGAGAGAAAGAGCATCCTTGGGAGTTGGTTATCTTAAAACCATCAGTACCTATAAAACCGATGTTAGAACAAGAAGGATATCCGTTTAAGAGTAAAGAACATTCCCACATATTAGATATTTTCAGCAGGAGAGGCTTTGATTGTATTACAGTTCCACACTACCTAGGAACAAGAGAGGGGTATGGAGACAGATACAGATGCCCAAAGATATTGGAATATCAATTTTCGCAAGACTTTAAATTAAAGATATCTGATAAATGTTGTTTGAAAATGAAAGAAGAACCTTTGGATAATTGGGCGAAAGAAAACAAAAAACCTCATCGAATAATAGGGATAATGCCATCTGAGGGAGGTAGAAGAGCAACAACAAAATGTCTTGCTTTTAAAAACAACGGAAAGAATTTATCATTTCATCCGCTTTCTGTTGTCACAAAAAAATGGGAAGATTGGTTTATCGAGAAATATAAAATTGATATAAGTGATATTTACAAAGAGCCTTATAATCGAGAGAGAACAGGATGCAAGGGCTGTCCATTTGCAATTGACCTGCAAGAAGAGTTAGATATGCTTGAAAAATATTTTCCTGCGGAACGTAAGCAATGCGAGATAATCTGGAAACCTGTATATGATGAATATAGAAGATTAGGATACAGATTGCGGAAGGATGAAAAAGTAAAGTTAATAGAGGATTTAAATAAAGACCAGATAGAGGGGCAGAAAACCATATTTGATTATATTGACACAGAAAACAAGATTTGATATATTCAAGAGGAGGTAACTATATGGAAGAACAAATGACAGTACCGTACATAGTATACGAATCAGCGATGGCAAGAAGTGAGAGGCACATTAAGAGATTGGTGATAGCCTTGATAGTGTCTGTTGTGATGATTGTTGCATCTAATCTTGCGTGGCTATATGTATGGAATAGCTATGAGTATGTTGGCGAATCAGAATCCGTATCTGTAAATGGAGATGGAACAGCAAACTATGTTGGTAATGATGGAGATATAACAAATGGCATCAATCAAGGTAGTGAAGAAAACCAGATACCGCAGGAAGAAGAACGGACGAAGTAAAGGTACAAGGCGAAAGAAGAAATGATGGAATATTCCAACAGCCAAATATCTGAAGTAATAGATGAATGGATTCATTCAAAAAGAGACAGAGACATCATGAAGTCAAGATTGATTGATGGTCTTACTCATGAGAAGTTGGCAGAGGAATATGATATGTCAGTTCGTCAAATAAAGAGAATCATATATA